TCTAGCGCTTCTACTTATTGTGCTGGTTGCCATAGCAAATTCCCATCTTCTCAAGGATTCCCTCATACTCAAAGTGGTGAAACTTTAATTTATTGTCCTATTTGTAGCGACAATGGAGAAGTTTTGGGTAGTGAAAATGGTTTTGAAGTATCTGCAAGAATTTATCATGCTGCTCCTTCATTAAATCTTTCTTGTGATAATTGCAAAGAAGAAATAGATCCAGGTGATGACGGTGGAGATTCTGATTTCCTTGCTGAAATGGGTGATTCTTGCCCCACTTGCAATAAAGGTGTATTAAAATTTGCATTCAATCCTGATTTATTAGAAAATGCTAATATGCTTCAGGCAGATGATGTATCTGCAATGACGCCAGATATAGCAGAAGGCATACAAGATGCTGATCAAGCCCCTCGTTCTTTTAAAGCCCCTAAAAAAATGATGAGAGAACAAGTAAATGGTCTTGATAAAAATGGCGATGGCATTTACCCAAAATCTAATAAACATGGATCTTATGAAGACACAAAAAAACACCTTATTCAATATCATAATTTTAGAAATAATTGGCTTCAAGGATATAACGAAAAAGATCTTTTAAAAGTAAGTGACGCTGTTCATCATCATGGTGCGTATGCTTGTGATCACGAACACCCAATTTCAGATTATACTCACCAAACTATGGTAACTAGTTCTAAAATTGCGGGAAATATTATTACTCCTCCAACTTCATTTTGGACAGGTGATGAAGAATACCCCAAATCTATTTCTTTGATTAATCCAAATAATCGTCATGATTGGTCTCCCATGAGTCCTTTCAAATCCCTTAATCCTTTTAAGAAAAAAATTGGTGAATTTGAAGGCATTGAACATGAGCCTGGCGAATTCAATAGTGACGTTTGGCATTACAAAGAAAAAGGATTGTCTGATGCAAATCATGGAACATATGAAAAATTTTATGGAACAATGAACAGCAAAAATTCCGACACCACATCCGGTTTACAGGCAATTGGCAAAATGAATGCTGCTAATGTTGATGGAAATAGATGTAAGGAGTGCGATGAAGAGCATGGATGGAAATGGTCTCTGCATGTTCCAGTACAATATCCACTTGCTGGATGGGGCGAAGAACCGTTACATACTTACGATGATAATGGAAGAAAACAACCGATAGAAGGGCATTCTGCCACAAAAAAAGATGCAGCGCTAGCATTGGATGAGGCTCATCACAAAGAATTTGTACAACCACTAAAAGAATCTAATATAGATTTTTAATAAATAGGAGAAATAAAATGGATGATTACACTACTGAAGACATGAGCGCAGGAGATGTTGCTGGAGATTTTGCTCCTCCAGGATCACCTTTGCCCTTGGACTACATGAACACAGTTCAAAATGATGGACAGCAAAACCGACAAACAGTAGACGATTCTCGTGCTGCTTGGGCTGCTGAAATTGATAAAGATAATATGAGCGGTTCACAGCACGAAAACCCGTATGAAAACCCAGCACAACAAGTTTATCCTTATCAGCGTACTGCTGCTCAAGCATCTGGTTTTCGCAAACGTCAGGCTCGAAAAGATGTTCAAATGGTTGTTTTGGCCTCTACTCAATCTACAACTCTTGCTGGTTCCAAAGTTCTTTTTGCTAATGCAAGTGGGAAAAAGGTTAAAGGATCTATCTTTGTTGTTGGTGAAAAAGAATTTTGTGTTATTTGGGAAGACCGTAAGGCTTCAATGGAAAAGAAGGCCGATTATCAACTTCTTTTCAAGAACCCAAATAATTAATTTATAAAATATAAAAATGGGACATAATTTAGCAACTGATATCTTAACTATGGTTTTGATTATTTTTGGTATTTGTGCAGTAATCATTCCGTTAACAATTGGAATGGTTTTACAGTTTCAAAAAAATAAAAACAAAATTTATGATAAAATCCTTGGGGTGTTTGAAAAACATTAAATTTAAGGAGATTATATAAATTATGTTTAATTTATTTAAAAAAAACAAAAAACAACCAATTGCTCAAGAACAAGAAGAAATAACATATTCAAGCATTTGCGGTATTGTAGAAATTATTGAATTTAATAAAAATTCAAAAGAAATTAATGGAGTTCTTTTCGATTCAGAAGGACGTGAATTTGAATTTGAAATCAAAACAAACGGAGATCTTATTCGCCTGACTGGAAAAGAAAAAGATCTTGGTTTTTCTTTGCAAATTTGTGTTGATTATTTAAAAAATAAATATGGTAAGAATGAAATAAACGAATTAAGAGGAGAATTTGATTCAAAAATGCAGCAACTTCAATTTTCTATCAAAAAATTAAATGAAGATGTAGAAAACATTCAAATACCAGTGCAATTTGTTCCTTTGCCTGAATCGAAACCAGAGGTACAAGAACCAATAAATACATTTCATACACAAGTTGATGAAGAACCTTTTGAAGAAGAAACTGATGAGAATCAACTAACTTTTCAAGATTTTTCTGATGAGGACATTTCAAGCCATGCGCTAAAAGTCCTTAATGGAGAGATCTCAATTAATGCATGAGATCTAAATAGGAGAATATTATGCAATTTGCTTCGGGAATAGGAAAAGGTGTTTACATAGCAGGGACCAGCGCAAATGGTTATACTGGTTATGGATCTACTTATAATTTTTTTAATGTTAACGGACAAAGCACTACTTTAACAGTTAGCAATGGAAATTTTCCACAAAGAACTTTTAATCAGGGCAACGTAGTTCCTGGAATGTTTCTTAATTACACTGCTGGAACAGATCCTCAATGGATTTATAGCACTTCTTGTAGAGTAGCGTTGTGCTCAGGAACTGGTGGAAATGATATTGGTCAGTTGACCATAAATCTTAACCCAAGACCAGGTTGGCAAGGAACAGCAACCGTACAACTACAAGGATCTTTTGAAAGATTTGCTTCTGATGCCACCGACTGGATCAATATTGGAACCGCAGCCACTATTTCAACCGCCGATAAAGATGTTATTCTTCAAATTAGTGCCGACAATATGATCCCATCATATCGATTGCAGGCTACACTCACTTCTTCATCAACAGGTGATGGAGGAATTATTGACTGGTCTATTGGGAATATGTTCGTTGATCTTTCAGCAGAAAAAATGGCTGCTAACGCTACCAATGTTAACGGTAGCCTTGGCCAAGAAACAATTCAAGTTAACTCTAGCATACCATTTGGTAGAGAAACTAGTTGGGTTGGAAATACTGGCAATACTGGTGCAAACCAAAAAGAAATTGAACCAATGTTTACTCCAGGGGGCATGATGTAATGGCAGAGCGTGAGCAAAATCTTAGATTTTCAACAAAAAAGAAATTAGCAACAAATTGGACCCTTTCAGGTAATACAATAGAAGGTGGAATCAGAATTTCTGGTGCTCCTTCTCTATGTGGTGACTGTGGCTCTGAAATGCCCCCATATGCGGATGGATTTTGTCCAAGTTGCAATAACTAAAAGAAAGTAGATTATGGCTGATAACGGCGAGGGCTTGACTCTACCAAGGGAACCTATTCGCAAGGCTGCAGCATCAAGAGAGGCTGCAAAGAAACTTATTCTTCCTGGCGCTTTTAAAAATGATGTAATGAACCAACAAAATTCTGAGTCTAGGGCCAGAAAACGTTTGGATGGCAGAACTGCTTCCGCACAATTTGATGAGCAATCTGCTCGCAATATGGAAGGCATGGGTAGACGTACTGCTGCTGCTATGGGCACTGATGCTCAGTGGGCTTGGCCAAAACTTCATGACCCATTTGAGTACTGGCGTGAGCGTACTTGGTGGTTCAATATGGAAGACCCAGATGAGCAAATCCAAAAGATTCGCGACTGGACTCGCCTTATGTATACAACCCACTATCTTGTACCTGGCCTTATCGACATTTATACTCGATTTCCTCTTCTTGACATTGAATTTGCCCACCAAGATTCAAAAATTTCAGATTTTTATCAAGAATTGTTTTTTGATGGATTAGACTACGATGAATTTCTTTTTGATCTTGGCCGTGAACATTGGACTGTTGGCGAAGCGTTTGCCATGGGTTCTTGGCATGACGGTATTGGTGCTTGGGATGCAGATGAAATTATTAACCCAAATGACGTTATCGTAGCAAAAAATAGAGCGCTTAGAACTTATCAATATCATATAAAAGTTCCTGATGAGATTCGCAAACTTATCGACACTCGCGATCCTGCTCCTGAGTATGCTGCTCTTATGCAATTGTACCCTGATGTTGTAGCATGGGCACGTCAAGATAAAGAAATTCCTGTTTCTGACGTTTTGATGAAACAGATTAAATTTAAGACTAACCCTTGGTCTGAACACGGATCCCCAATTCTTCTTCGCGCATTTCGTATGCTTATGCTTGAAGAATCTTTGAATGCTGCTCAAGATGCTATCGCTGACCGACTTTATTCTCCTCTTATTTTGGCAACCCTTGGTTTGCCTGATGTAGACGAAGATGGTCCTTGGATTCCTGATGCTACTGAACTCCAACAACTTCGTGACGACCTTGCTATGGCTATCAACTCAGATTTTCGCTTGATGACATATCACCATGGACTTGATATTAAAAATGCTTTTGGTAGAGAGGCCATGCCACGACTTGACCAAGATTTTCTTCGCGTTGAATCTAAAGTGATGCAAGTATTTGGTATTGGTGCAGAATTGCTTCAAGGAGGCAACAGCAATGCCCCTTACGCTTCTGGAGCATTAAATCGTGAACTCATAACACAGATGCTTACTACGTATCAAAAAAAGATTGCACGTTTTATTCAAGAACGTATGCGACCTGTTGCAGAACGTCAAGGTCATTATGAATATCGTAAAGTTGGAAATGCTCGTATTCCTGTAATGGAAACAGTTCTTCTTGTAAATGAAGAAACTGGTGAAGAGTATGTTGAAGAGCGACCTAAACTTGCTATTCCTGAAGTTCATTTTAAATCTATGAATCTGAGAGATGAGCAAGTAGAGCGTCAATTTATTCAAGAACTTGCTGGGTCAGGTTTTCCTGTTTCACTTAAAACAATGGCTGTCAATATTCCTATTGATTTCAAAGATGAAATTGAAGCAAAAACAGAAGAAAAATTACAAACTGTTGTTGCTGAACAGAGATTCAAAAAAGAACTTTTTGAGCGCCTTATTGCTTTGGAACTTCCTATTCCACCTGAATATTATCAAGAATTTATGGCATATCAAATGCAACAAGAAAATCCTGAAATGATTGCTCAGATGTCGCCCCAAGGAATTGCTGATATTACATCTCAACCATCGGCACCAAATATTCTTACGCCAGGTAGCCAAGCAGATGCCGATAGTATGGTAGGCCCATTCTTATTGCCAGGAATGATTCCTCCACAACGACCTGCTGAATCTGATGATCAAAAAGGAACTGAGCCCAAAAAATCAACTCCTAAAAAAACTGATAAGAAAACTACTGATAACAAAAAGACAAAAAAATCTTCTGTTAACGGATCTGAATATGAATATGATGGCGAAGATGAAGAAAACATCACATACTCAAGCCAAGACAGTGGTTACGTTGCTGAATATGGTGGGCGTATGTACTTTGGTGTTCCAAAAGAACAAGTTCTTCGTCGTAAAATGACAATTATTAAGGGCATGAAAATAGTTACGGATAATCAATACGAACAATTTAACTTAGAAGATTTTGAAGAAAATTATCGTGTTGCGACTGCCGTTGCAGGTGAGAACGAGGCTGCTGATGAGGCTATCCAACATGGAGTGGCTGATGACGGAGAAGTGCGTCCAGGAAATACTGGAGCAGGTTTAGATTTTCAAAACAAAGATGGTAAATTATAAATTACAATGTAATATTATGCATTAATTATTATAAGGATTGATATGAGCAGACTCTTAGACTCTAAACCAAATATTTTAAAATCAGGAACTATAAAAACTGGTTTCGGTGGAATTACTTCGCTTTCCGCAGATATTCAAAAATATGAAGTAATTAAAGAATCTGGTACGGCTCGTAACTTAGATAAATTAGACTTATCTGATTCAATTTACGAGGATTAAAAATGTCTTTAATTGCCAATATGTCTTCTATGACAATAATAGACACTGTTATAATTTATGCAGGAGCAACAACAATTGGAACACTTTTAGTTTGGATTGGCAAATCAGTAGCAGTTGTTGCCAAAAATCAATCTGCTATTCATGATCAAGTAATGGGAGTTCCTGAAATAGGTTATCCATCTATGCGTGATCAATTTAGTGAAATACGAAATCATCTTTATGAACAAGATGTAACTCTTGAAAAATTAGAACATGAAGTTCAGGATAATTCTGGTTCATCTTTGAAAGATGCTGTAAAATTAGTGAACAAAGATATTAATAATATTCGTAAAGAAATTGCTTCTGGAATTGCTAAAAATACAGAATTCAATGATTCCCTTCAAAAACAATTTTTTGATATTGATGCAAGATTAGAAACACACATAAAATCAATTAAATTGAATAATAATTAATTATTAATAGTGTATTTAAGCCTTTCAAGCAAATTTAGAGTTAGGTTAACATGATAAAATTTGGCGCTCCTACTCTAAAACGAAAAGGCATCCTCAAGCATGCCGAGGATGTGTCAATTCATCCCATTAACCTAAAAGATTTTGATTATGAAGAACGCCCTGGATACTTATACGCTGTGTCCAGGGCAATTTCATCTAGGGTCAATGCTAATTATGATGGTTGGCCCGTAAAAGAACTTAGGAAGGCTTACAAAACATTTGTAGGTCGTCCGGTGTTTGTAGAACATAATAATAGCGATCCCAAAGAGGCTCGTGGAGTTGTTTTAGATTCACTTTATAAAGAAACAAGATTATCTTCTGGTCACACAGATGGCTCAGTTTACTGTTTAATGGAAATTGATGCTCATTCGTTCCCCAAACTTGGTGCAGCGATCATGAGCGGACAAATTCCAGGAGTAAGCATGGGTGCTGATGTAGGATCAACAACATGTTCTGCTTGTGGTAATAACGCTAAAACAGAGCGTGATTATTGCGAACACCTTCCTTATATGAAGGGAATGAGATTAGATATTTATAAAAATGGTTCTAGGAAAGAAGCGTTGGTTTGGGAAAATTGCCACAATCCAAACTTTTTTGAACTCAGTTGTGTCTTTGACCCAGCAGATGAGTCGGCCTGGTTCTTAGATAAAAAAATGGTTCCATATGCCTAACCTTAGAATTGCACAAGAATTAATGCGCATTCCAGCAGACGTTGATACAATGCGTGATGAATCTCAGTGTCCGGTATGTGGATCCGAATTTGATGGAATGCTTTGTGACTCTTGCGGTTACGAAGCGCCACCACAGGATTTCGAAAACCCTGATACAGAAAAAAAGGGTAGAGATCCACAATATGAGCCACAACCAGCAGGTTCCGGTCCTCCTCAACAACAAGATCAAGAAGATCAAGGCGAAGAAGAAAATCCGGAGCAGGCTGCGGAAGAACAAGAGGCCGAACAAGCCTCTGATTTAGGCGCAGTTGAAAATGATCCTAGCACAAGGATTAATGAACTTCAACAAGAACTTCTCAAATTAAGAGATTTACAAAGAATGCAACAATTGGATGCTGTTACACAGCGAAAACAAGGAGTTACTATGAGCCGATTTGACGACGAATTACGTCCTAGTAAGCGTCAAGCAATGGTTCCAGGTGTTCAATACGATCAAGTATCTAATATGAACCTGGACGGACCGCTTGGACTTTCATCAATGTCACCACCACCACAGCCTTCGCAATGGAAAGATGTAATGCCATCTCGTGAACTTAATGTTCAAGACCTAGATTCTCCAGACGTAATGGGTGGCCCTGGCGATAATCGTGTAGTTGCAGAGCCTAACATTTATGCTGAAGATCAGCCTATGGGGGAGCGTGCCGCTTCTCGATTTATTAGGGCTGCTGCTAAAGGTCTTGCTGATCAGCATGATGCTGAAGAAGTAGACAAAGCATTTTGGTCTGCTCATAACGCTATTAAGTCTGCTGCAAAATATGACAAGCAAATTTATGCCATTGACCGTAGACTCGGAATTATTTTCAAGCACCTCAAAGAAGGAAAAGCCGTAAAAATTTCAGAAGTCATTGATCGTTTGAAATCTGTACACGACCAACTTGAAAAAACTGCTACTAATGGAAACCAAGAAACATCACGTCCTACAAATGTTCAAGATCTTGATGATATTTCGCAATCGCGCCAGGAAGTAATGACTCCTGACCAAGTTACTGATGTATTGGTTCCTAACCTTCAACCTAACCAACTCCAACTTGCTGACGTACCTCCTTACTATAATGATGGTGCTTCTACGGGTAGAGTTCCTCAGGTAGACGAAGATAAAAATCCGTGGCCTAGTGATGCCACTAACCCTGCTTTTGTTCCTTATCAACGTGCTGCTAAAAAGAAGCATGATAAAAAGGAAGAAGAAAAGAAGAAGTCTAATGCTGAAGCAAGGCATGAGATGGAATCTGAAGAAGAAGAGGTTGAGAATGAGAAGAATGCTTCTCGTGAAGGTCTTTTTAAGGCTGTCAATCTCGTAGATCGCCTTGAGCGTCTTGGCATGGTCCGTAAGGATGAGCGAGCCAAGCATATTGCTCAATACGAAAAGATGTCTCCATCTAAAATTGAGGGAGTAATTATGACTCTCGATACAATGGAGCGAACCGGAGCGGTAAAACCACGTCAAGCAATGAGAGTAAGCAATAACCAGCCTGCTCGCGTGCCAGAAATGGGCCGTACCACAAGAACCGCTTCGGTTTCGAAGCAAGATGTCCTAAAAGACGACTATCTCATTACACTTTAATTAAAGGAGAATAACATGTTACAACTCAACAGTGTAGCAAACGTTGGTGTGCACAGAACTTGCACACCTTTGTATGAAAAGTACGAGGCAACTCCGTACAACACTTTCTTGGACCCAACTGAAACCGGAAATATTTATTCTGGTCAAGTTGTTTACCGAACAGGTGCTGATACAGTTGCTCTGTACGATGGCAACACGTCAACTGCAAAGCCTTTTGGCCTTGCTGGTTTTGACCGCAACCCTAACATCGATGACTTGTCGCAGGTTGGCTTGAACGCCGTTTCTGTGTGGCTTGGTGGCGAGAACGCTTTTTTCACAATTGGCGCTCCTGCTTTTGACACAACTCAGTCGTATGTTGTCCCCACTAACGGATCACGTCAGTTCCTTTACGCTGGTACAAGTACTACTAAGGGAATGTTGACTTCGGCTCAGCCTGGCGGTTCTAATGTGCCAGTTGCAGAACTCATTGATGTTCTTGGTGCAACACAAATTGTTATCCGTCTTGTACCGCTTGGTTCAAACGCTTAGTTTTTACTAAAATTTAACGAAAGGAAAAAGAGATGTCTACATCTTTAACAGCAACTGAGGGCGGTCTTAGCCCTAGAGTCGCTCGCAAGTCAGACACGTATGTGAATGACATTGTAGAGGCTCGCAGTCGTCTCAAGGAAGCCACTGGTCGTGTGACCGCTACTCGTGAAGAGAAGCAACGTCGCCTGAGCCAGATCCTTGCTGACAAAGACAACTACATGGTCCGTCTTGGCCAGGGTATGATTGGTCCAATCCAGTTGAAACTGCGTTATCAGGGTATGACCCGTAACGTACTTTTGGAAGACCCGTTGACACCTGGTGTTCCGGTTGTGTACGATGTGTTGGACGAGTACGGTCAGGCCTACGTGCTTTCCGGTAACGAGGGTGAAGTTCGCGTCACTCCGTTTGAAGGAAAAAAGGTTCCAGTCCGTTTGTTCCGTATTGCCACCTTCCCACAAATCAAGAAGGAAGACCTCTGGTACCTGCGAGTTAACATCGTAGAGTATGCCCAGGACATGTCGAAGCAGGCAATCATGCAGCAAGAAGATGCACGTCTCATTACAATTCTTGAGGCTGCTATCAACAACTATGCTGTTGACCCTAACCACGTAGTTTCCCCTACACACATTGTTAACGAACTTTCGGGTTACGTTACGCCTGACTCGCTGTATGACCTCGTTGGTCTCATCGAAGTTCACCAGTTGGAGGCAGCACGTCTCTTGATGAACCCGATTGACTATCGTGACCTCTACAAGTGGGACATCAACCAGACTGGTTGGGCTTTCAAGGACCGTGTGGTTGCTGGTGAGCGAATTATTCAGTTTGGTGGTTTCCAGGTTCAGCGTTCTATTGAGGTTCCTCAGGGTACAGTCTATTTGACTCCTGCTCCTGAATTCCTTGGTGTGTTCCCTGTCATGTATTCGCTTGACGTTGAAGAGAACCACACGCCTGAGAAGTTCCACAAGGGTTGGGTAATGGACGAACTTGTTTCGGAAATTGTTCTTAACCCTCGTGGTCTTGGTAAGATCGTAAAGGCTTAGTAATTTTGCCCTGAAAAGGGTTTTATATCGTTTATTGGGGATTAGGGATACGCTCTAATCCCCAATAAATGTAAAGTATTTATAATTAGCCCAGGATACAAATTGTATCCCTTGAAAGCAAAGGAAATAAAAATGGCAAATCAAGTTACCAGAAGAAGTGGCGGTGGGGAAGCAATTCCTGTAGAAGTCCCTTCTCTTGACGGAGAAGTAGTAGAACACAAGCCAGATCCACAAGATTTGGCTGCTGCAAAATCCATTGTGCCCCCAAGCGCAAAGGCTTTTTCAGATGTACAAACTGCTGAATGGATTGAAAACCTGACAGCAGCCAGAACTGTGTTTAATAGCCCAAAGGGATCGTTTTTGCTTTCCCCAACTG